TAGGGATCATCGGGGGACACTCGTCAGAGAGTACAAGGGTGCCACTAGTGTCGAACGTGACCCAACTCAAAACCATAATCAACAATCACATATCCTTTGATCACCACTGCGGGCACCGCAAACATTGATATTTCGATCGCCTGCATCACCTTCTCAACATGGTCGAGTGGTTTTGACCAGCTAGCTGACGGGCGGGTTTTGCCAATGCTATGACGTCTGTCAGCTCACCAAGGGTCGTGCCTGAATACACGCGAAACGGTCAATGGTAAGCCAGTTAGGATAAAAAATGACACCTTTATACGGGTTCGGCGATAAAGCTGGGCAACCCCAAGACTACAAGTGCGACTGTTCTTTGTGCGGTGGTGATCCAGACGACTGGACTGCCATGAGCAATACCCAAAAAATGGTAAGGGCGTTGATTGTCACCGCGCAGTTTATGGCACATCAAGAAGCTAATAAGATACCGTTTCAAAATTAAACGATCATCCCTTTAGCTTTCTCAAGTATCTCTTCATTTCTGATACAAAAGGTTTGGTGTTGGCGCGACGTATGCTAACGTAAATAATGGCTGAACCCAAAGCACAATTATTCTATTTTAGATCAGACGGTATAGGGCCTCATAAGGCAGACCATTGGTTCTCATATATCGTCGGAGCCAAGGATAATTATGTGATGCATGAATGGTCACCTGCCGAAGGCAATCATACATCAGGTGCTGGAATGCGTTCATATACAGTAAAAGAGTTTATGAATGAGCTTGAGTTTAATGGACGACCAAAAATCAAACTACAAGAACTTCTGCGTAATCAATAGCACATAGTTCATCCTTCCAGCTATTTTGAGCCGAGCGAGTTGCTTCCAGTTCCCAGTCAATTTCACCAGTTAACTGCTTCTTTCGTATTTCAGTTTCGAGAAGTTTTTGCTGCGCCTTGCTGTCTAGACACGACGTAGTCAGTCCAGTCACGCTAGATAAGATTTGTCTGATCATGTTGTGATTTTTCTGCTGATTTGGTGATTTTTGATTGTTGTGGTAGCGTTTTCCCTGCCAACACAAGGAGAAACGAAATGTTCATGACATCAACCGATTGGGAATTTTCCGATCTTGAAGCAATGACGCAAGCTGGCCACGATATGTGGGCGCAAATTAAGTCTGCAGGCGCGGTAAGTTTCAAAGCTGCGCAAACAGGTGATAACACAGCTCGAACAGTCATTGTTTGGCCAGATGCCGCAACAGCACAGGCGGCCATTGATAATTTGAGAGCCGCTGCTGCTGCAATGACAGATACAAAAGTAATTGGCTCAGCGATGGGCGAATTATTGGTAGACTACGAATAAAGTTCCAATGCTAAGGAATTTGCCGCAGCGTCGTTGTTCGTGGCGAATGTAGTGTGATCAACAGGTTGGCAATGATTTGTTGGTCACACGTCTCCGAACTGAGGTCAGCTGATTTATTCCCAATAATGTCTTCGCTGGCCTCACTTTTTTCTCCATCGCATAGGTACAGTTTCTGTACTGGTGGTACACATCGCGTTTGTTAGCATGCTTGCGTTAACCAACAGGGAGAAAACTAATGACTGCTGAAGAGATAGTAATGGGTGCATATGCTGCATTTGGTGCAGGCGACATGGATGCCTTAAGCAAAGTTTATCACCCTGACTGCAAAATCACTATGCATGCAAACCATGCTTTGGGCGGTGAATACCACGGTTTTAATGACGTAATGAGCAATATGTTCGCAAAGCTAAATGACGCATGGCCGGGGTTCAACTTAAACGTAGATAAAGTTGTATCAAACACAACCGATGTTGTAGTGTTTCTCACTTTTACAGCGGATGGCGGTTTAAGCGGCAAAGGCGTGCACCACTTCGTAGTCCAAGATGGTTTAGAAGTTAGTTTCGACCTATATTGGGATAGCGGTTACTGGGGTGAACATTGTAAAATTTAATTCAATACCAACGTTACTGCTTTTTAGCAGCCACATCAGAGGAGACAAAGTAAGCACCAACAAGTGCGGATAACGATCCGTACATCAGCACGGCATCTGCTTCGGCCATTCTGGCGGTATCTATCAACACTGCAATCGTAGAGACGATCATCATACCAAGCGCGAGACGTCCCAGCTGGATTATCGTATACGTCAAGAACGAACTTACGCTGGAAGTCTAACAGCTTTATCGGTTGGCCAACTTTGCTGCCCTCTGGGATCAGACGGTAGTGTTCGATGAACTGGCAAACTTTTTCTCCGCGTGTCGCCATTTGGTGATTTTGTCCAATAGTGATAAACTCGCTAAGCCAACAGAAGGAGATAAACAATGTATGCAACTTCAGCAGATTGGTCGTTTGACCAAGTCGCAGACTTTTCTGAACTGGGGCCAAAGATGGCAGCTAGCATGAAAGCCGCTGGTGCAGTTCATTGGCATTTTGTTGTTACTAGCGAAACTACCGCCAGAAGCATGATGGTTTGGCCTGACAAAGAAACAGCACACAAAGCAATTAAAATGTTCCGTGAAGATGCCTCGGTCGACAATGGATCAAAAATTACATCTACATGCGAAGGTGAAATAGTCGCAGGATTTTGAAATGCCTAAGCGTTCAGAAGAACTGCGGGTCGGCAGCGTTGTAATTTATTTTTGCATTGCGGTTGCTGCTGCCATTTCGCTTTATGTGACGTTTATTGCGGCCTAGCAATCAAATCGTCTGCTCCGAACTTTGCAATCGCTGAACGTGCTTTCGTTTCTAGCTTTGCGAAGCCATTGAGCGTTCGGGGATCGGACGCAGTCTGGTTGAGGGACATGCTGCGAATGACCGCAAGCTGCCTTCGTTCGAGTGTATCAATGACCGACAACAGCGGATTGGGGATCGGTGTCCCTCGCTTGTTTTCGACCATCATTCCGACTTCGTCTAACTCTCTTTGAGCAGTGCGAATGTCGGCTTCCATGCGTACTATTTTAGCCAGCAAGATCAGGTCCATGTCACGCCAATCTTCGCGGGCGCGGGCGCGTGAAAACTGGTGCCAGATTGTACGCTCTAAATCTGATCGCAGTTCGATCCCATCGGGTAGCGGCACATCAGACATCACACCTGCGAAACCTTGAACAGCTGCTGTCGTGCTGGATTTGTCGGTACGTTTTTTTTGACTCATTGCTTTGTGCTTTTTGAGAATCGTGTTTTCATGAACGCAAGATGGAACAACCGCAAATTAAAGCTATTCACTTATTGAGCGCAGTCGCGATGATTGGTGCGATCACCTATCAAGTTTTCATCTAAAAATTACGTAAACGCAGAAAAAGACGAGAGTGGACGACGGTAACCGTGTCATCCACATTAGTGATTGACCCACCCCCTGTCTCAAACTTAGACTTAAAAGGTCGTTAGAAGCTGGGGGGTTACTAATGAACAAAGAGCAAGAAGCGATCAGTAGAAGAATGACATTCACTGAGTTCAGTGAAAGCTGCAGATCAAAGTTCACAGAAACTAGGAGTGGTCTTCTCGACTATGAAGGCAACCGTTTGCTAGATAAGTCAAAGATCAAGCGGCAGCTCAAAAAGTTTAAGCGGCAACTTAAGTTACACAAGGATGCTTTGGATCAATAGGCCAACCATCGCTTCCAATTGTGCTGTCGTAGCCTAGTGCCTCAGTCGATTGGATGTCGCCACTGTGGCAAGTCCAGCAGACGGACTGCAGGTTATCCAGATCAAAGAACAGTTCAAGGTCGCCCTTATGGGGTTTCAAGTGGTGTACGACCGCGCAGCGTGGGTGATCCCTACCCGCCTGCAAGTGGGCACCACAGCCGCTGTGTTGGCATCTGTATTCGTCCCGTTTGGGTGCCTGACGCCTTGGTGTCTTCTAATGTTTGGTGCTGTAAAGTGTGCGGTATTTCTGTGCTTCTGCACTCCGAAAATCACGCTTAAAATGTATACCTATGTATTCGTTGACTATGGGTTTTTTGCTATTACTTTGCTATACATGTTACATTCAAATGAAACACTGACATGGAAGTCGCTGACTGGGATTACAGACGATCTGTACCTTGGGTTGGCCATGGGAACGACCCTAGCCATGATCACATTTGCAGGCATGGCGTTCACTTATTTCTTGTCTGTTAAACTCAGCGATTAGAAAGCAAACTAAACTAAATTCCAAAACATTGGCTAAATATTCAGTGCGTAAAATGTTGGCACGATAACAACGCACATGTACATTATCAGGTTCGGCCATTCTGGCGGGGTCAATCAACACTGCAATCGTAGACACGATCATCATACCCAGCGCAGTCCATGCCATACGACGTTTATTGAGCTGGTATGCTTGTTTGACAGGGATTAGTTCGTTCATAGATCAATCCATCCTTTGTAATAGAGCCACGCCCCTGCTCCGCTGACCGCTGCAACAATAAGAAGCAGTACGGCAAAGACGGTCATTATCATTTCAGCACGCTCTTCTGCATCTTTCTGCGCCTGACGCTCTGCTTCTTTGCGTTGTGCAATAACTTCACGGCGTATCTTCAGCAGCTCCTGATAAGCAGAGAACCCCTTTGTGTTGACTATAAACTCACGCAGTTCAGCTTCAGCTGTCTTTGCATTCTGTGCCTGCGTCCATGTTGCCAACGCCTCTTCGTTCACAGATGCAAACACACCGTTCTTCTTTTTAGCATGGGCTTTCTTGGCACCATCGGTGGCATCAAAAAACCCAGCGATCTCTTTCGACAAATTGTGCAGTTGCTTACCCGCAGCCACGCCTGTCTTGATCGCCGCCAATGCTGTTAGCGGGTCCATGGGGTCACCTATTTTTGATTTTTTAAGGAAATTTTGCTAAGGTATATGAAATTGGAGATCGCAATGCTTAAAGCATTAACAATTTTCGGTGCCTGCACTACTCTTGTTTTTGGGGTGTTAACTATCTTTGGAGATAGCGATAAGTTCGCAAACAATTTGATTGCAACAATGATCTTTGGAGCGTTCACCGCAATCTTAGTGACAACCAAAATGATGTCATCAAACAGGGAAAACGTTGACCTAAGCAAACAGTCTTGGCCCAACGATGTCGGTGGTGGAAGCGGGTTTTAAGGCATCCGCGTCAGTACCATAACCAGCATTGCAATGATAGAAACTGATGTGCCGATCATGATAGCCTCAAGGCGTTTTACGTTAGCGAAGACTTCTTTGAACTGGATTTTAACTTCGGTTCTGATTTCAGCGACCAGAATTTGCATGTCATCAATGCGTTCGTGTGCAGATGCAACTGTTCGACATATCGCTTTACTGCTTCGCGATCGTTAACTTCGATTATGTCGCCACTGTTATGACTAAAATCGATGCTAGCCATAGACTGAAATAATCTGAGTTTCATGTTACGCTCCCATTGAGGAAAGATTGCTTGAGGTTTTGAAATGCTAGAAATGCGAACCGAATGCTTGCTCTGCCACACTGAGCTGATGCACCTATCGGATGCTAAAATTTGTTCTTACGAATGTACCTACTGCCCAGACTGCGCAGCGGACCTTAACAACACATGCCCAAATTGCAGTGGTGATCTTGTTGATCGCCCCAAACGCAAACCGAAGTAAGCCCAAAGTAAAAACCTATTTATCTAGGTGACAGGTGGTTTTATTTTGTTTGCTTTCGCGTACGGTTACAAGTGTTCTTAACACCTCGGCATAACCGTCAAATCTTTTTACAAACAACACTGCTGTACTATCGTCTGTTAAATAGACACGCTTGGCGTCTGTAGTATTAAAATCTAACTTATCATCAGGGTTTATCATGGTAGCTGTTTGAGCCAGTTTCCCATTCGTCCATTCAAGTTCCAAACCTGACAAGGTCAGTGTGACGTCACCTTTGAGACGCAAACCAGCATTTGTCCAAGGGTTACACTTGTAGATTAGTGTTTCGGCTAAAACAGTATTTATTTGCAGAATACTGAGTGCGCAAAAACAGATTAAAACTCTCATTTGCCAAGCAACTTTCAAATCTATCAGTGATAGATACATAGCAAATAAAACTACACAAACCAAATACTGTTGCGTCTGGTTACCTTTACGTCAACGTTGATTAGTAGATGAGTTTGTATCAGGCTGAGATTGTAAACGTCCCGTTTACGCAACCCAGTGGGTGCTGCACTTCCCCCAAGAGGCGCAGCACCTATTTTTTTTATGCTTGCACGAGATGCTTTACCACAGCCGTATCTGACAAGCATCCATCTAGGCGAATGTAGCCCAAAATTCCGAAGTCAGGCGCAAAGCGTTCACGTGCAACATAAATGCTGGGCTGACAAACTATGCGGACATAGAAGCGAGACATATCACCGAACAAGATAGTTTTCTTGCCACTGGCAATGCTGTCCATGTCTTGGTTCACGACAACTGGATACCCAAAATGTTTTGCGGTGTTCCAATCTGAAAATCGCTCGTTTCATTCTTACCTCATTGATAGAGCTACAGTTCATCTCAAACACAAGTTATGTTTCGGGATCGTCGGTAATCAAACACTACCATCAACCATATTTTGTGACTGGGTATGATCAAAGTACGGCTTTTGCTATGGAGCGCAAAGATAATCGCTTCAGGTTTCATTACAGTAGCACCATCTCGATGAGTATGTTTACGATGTTTGGCTATTGTCAGTGGATGCAATAATCTTTCGAGGAGCAACAAACTAAGTGGCAGATGATGCCTAGGTTGTGAATAGATGAACCAAACAATTAAAGACGGCTTTAGATACTTCACCTATTTCATGATTTTCATGGCATGCTTTTTGGTGTTCGTGTTGTTGCTTACTGTACTCATGGAAGATGGGCCTGACGAAGAAATTAGAGAGCGCCACAAATGGTGCGCGGAATACCACCCAAATTTAACTATCAAGGAATGCTCAAAAGAAGCGGGTTGGTGATACAGTCACACAAAATGATCCAGTCGCGCACGGGCACACGCGTAGACCCCCATTTCAGCAAAGACACGCAAGTCGCGCACGCACGCGCGAGGCAGGCCAGAGCACAGTAAAGCACAGTGTCGCGCGCGGGCGCGAGGCAAAACACGCTTTGGCGCTAAGGCGCGCGGGTGCGCGCGCACGTTGCATTTCAGCATTGCAACGTCAACAAAAGGGTTGATACAAAGGTGGACAAAAACCTAACATCGAGATTAATATGTTGTTTTTTTGAATTTTATTGAAAGTAGTGGT